GACGTGTGCAGATCAGCGATGTAACACAGACTGCCACAACTCAAATAACAGAGACACAATACAACACTGGAGACTTTGTTGGAAGAATGGATCTGTACGAGAAAGGCAAGAAGTTTAATGTGACCTGCATGGAACACGGTTGGATCATTGCCCTGATGGAAGTTAAGCCCAACACAAGTTATGGGCAGGGTATAGATCGGTTTTGGCGCTGGACATTACCAACCGATTATCCCCTAGATATATTTGCGGGGATAGGTGACCAAGAGATCCGGAAAGAAGAAATTTTGTACAACTCAAAGACTACGGATTTAGCCAAGAATAATGAAACGTTCGGGTATATTCCGAGATATAGCGAAATGAGATACAGGAACTCAAAGTTCGGATCGAACCTTCAAGCGCAATCATGGGGTTTAGGATTGCATTTCGGTAGATGGTGGGATCCTGAATTTACCGTAGGTAGTATTTACGATAGACTTGTGATAGACGAGAATTTTGTGAATACTAAAGAACAGACAGGTGGAGGGATCGAAGGATCCCTACGGGTTGCACAGATCTTTAAGTCATTACCAACGTTGTTTAATAACGAGGTTACGCAGAATCAGATCTTTGGTCACATTATGCATAGCATATACGTAAACAGAGCTTTGCCAATGTTTAGTACGCCTAAATTAGGCGTATAGTTTTGGTTGAACCTAGGGGGGTAAAAGTACCCCCCGTTTTTTTAACTCATAAATGAATAAGTCATGACGATTCCAATAAGTAGTTTTTTACCGGGTCTTATAAAAGCAGCCGGACAGGTTGGTAGTTATTTCATACAAAGAGGTGATATAGCTAGACAGAACCGTTACAATTCACCTGCACAACAGGTGAAGAGACTAAGGGAGGCAGGTTTGCCGTATGCAGCAGCAGGAGATTTCAAGAATGAGCAAACAAATGTACCTGATGTGTCAGGTATAGCAGGTGCCGGAGAAAGTATAGGAGGTTATATACAAACGGAGATTGACCGAAAAAAGTTAGGTATACTAAGCGAGGAGATTAAGCAAATGAGATCTTTGACAAGGATCAAAGGAAACGAAGCTAATTTTTCAGATGCAGAAGCGCAGTATCTATTGAACGAAGGTTACATCCGTGACGGTGATGCTATTAATTGGTTTAAGCACAGGAAAGAGATAGAGACGAATATGATGGAGATCCAACGAGCATTAACGCAAGATGCAGCAGGCATCAAGAAGGTAGAGAGGAATGTAGCTGAAGCAACAAGTGCAACGCAGATAGAAACAGTTAAGCAACAACTGCAAAGCATTATTGCAAGTATCAACCTCAAAACACAGGCTTTCGGAAATATCGAAGCAGAAAAGGCAAGTGCAAACGCATTGTATGATATGATGAAAGAAGGAGGTTTGAGTATGTGGGAAGCTATAGGTTTACAAGTCCTTCAAGGTTTTACAGGTAAGGTTGGAAGTGGAGGGTTCCAGATAGGGAACTAACCCCACCCCCTACCCCCCTCCCCTACTCCGCAGGGGAGGGGGGAAGTTTAAAAAAAAGGCAATACAGAAATGTATGCCTTTTTTTTTGTGTGTACGTCCGGGCGCCTAAGCGCCTTTTTCCTGTGCCTCGCTACGCTCCGAGCCTCCTGCGCTGCGCAAGCTTGCTAGTCGGGTCTCGCTGGACTCGGCAAGAGGAAAAAGACGCACGGCGCCGGGATCGCTAGCGATCCCATATAGCCGAACGTACACGGTTAGTCCCCGTCTGTGCGCTCCGCGCACGGATCGACGGTGAGTAGAGTAGCTGATTCTATGCTATGGCATAGAATCGAAGATTTAGAAGGCGGCAGAGAGCCGCCGATAGAGTTTAGTCACCGGGTTAGGGTCCCCCCCCCCTGCATTCCGGCGTACTTTGGTTTGGCTTTGGTTGTTTGTGTGCTTCGCACCATGTAGCCTGGTGATAGTGAGCGCTACCCCCCTTCCTACGAGATCCCCGAAATGGGGGATCCCGCAGGAACCGGGGGGGATGGCGCCACAAGTGAGAGTTTTGAGGGTGAGATATACAAAATATTACAATATTGCATATATTTGAGGTTATGAAATGCACTAACCCAAGACCTGTGCAATTAAAGGAAGCGATCCAATCGCTTAGAGATCCAAACAGATGGATAACCACAATTAACGTTAATTGTGGGAAGTGCGTATACTGCATTGAAAGGCGCAAAACAGAATGGTGCTTTAGGATGGAATATGAAGCACGTAGAGCAGTTACTAAGCACTTTGTAACATTAACGTACAACTATCACAATGTACCTTATGATAAGTACGGAAACAAGGTATTGGTGCAGTCACATTTGACTGCATTTATGAAGAGGTTGAGATATTACCACGAACAAGGCAAAGACAGCATTGAAGCATACATCCACGGACTATCATCTAAAGATAAGATCCGGTTTTTTGCTTGTGGTGAATATGGAAGTTTACGAAAGCGACCACATTTTCATTTAATGATTTTTAACGCATCAAGAAGAGACATTGAGGCAGCATGGACTATGGGCGAAGTACATTGTGTACCTGCAAAAGGCAACGCAGCAGCAGCGTATATAATGAAGTACATGGATAAAGGTTTAGGAGCAATAAGTAATTGGCGTGTGCCAAGAGAATTTACAACACAGTCCGAAGGTATAGGATTGCAGTATGTTGATGATATGAAAGAATGGCATAAGCGCAATTTAGATGTGTGCTACGTCAGTAGCCCTACCGGAGCATTGTTACCAATGCCACGATATTTTAGAGACAAGATCTATACAGAAGAGGAACGCAGAATGCAAACAGGATATATTACAGAGATTATTGAAGAGCAGGATGCATTGGAGTTAAAAACTTTAGGTATTGAAGGTGTAGCAAAAGAACAAAAGAGAAAAGAAAGAATCGCATTAGCGAAATTTAAGAATAAGTTAACCCAAAGAGGGGTTGACTAGTTTATTTTCTAACCATAATTTATTTACAATGAAGCATGAAAAGTACCGAGTTAGACCCGGTTTGAGTGTAACCTCAAAAGACCTTTACAGAAGGTTTAAGAACAACACCCTTGAATTATCAACTCATTCAGACGAGAGTTACTCTATGGATGTTGAAGTACAGAAGTTCAATAAAATGAGCAAGACGGAACAGCTAAACAGTCTTGCGGAAACGTACGACACTATTAACTCACTTAAAAGTAAGATGCAAAATGTTTGACAAGCAAATTAAAATCATCCAGAAAGCAGAACGTGTACGAACACTATTTGAAGTTCTGCTAGAGACTATGGGTTTAACATTTGAGGCAAACCCTAAAGACGTATTCACTAAGATGCGTGAAATACATGAAGCCGAACAGGAAGCTACCAGAGTAGTAGCGACTATGGCAGCAAAGGGTTACAAAGAACCCAGAATAGCAACGGTCAGGAAGAAAAGACAGAAACCCAACGATAACGGGGATCCTGTCAGTTAGCAATTAATATACGAGGAGATAATTGCTATGAAACGGATAATATCCTTAGAGTTAGATGGAAGCTTTAGGTTGCAGATAAGTCCAAAAAAATCGAGAAACTTTAAAACACTAGAAGAGGCTGAAAAGCTTAGAAAGAGTATAGAGTTTCAAGAAAGCCTAAAGCGTCATAAATGGTACAATAACGCATGCAGTTTTTGCGGATGCGTTAAATCAATTGTACGTGATGGCGAATACTTCACAGTGTTATACAATGGTTCCAAAACAAGACCTAACTGTACAAGATGAAAGAGATATTTGCTATCAAATCAACAAGAAGCCGGGTATACTGTGTTTACCGGCTAGATACAGGTGAAAAGATGTATTGGACAGCGACCTATCGAGAGGCACTAGCATACATCAAGAGACAAACTAAGTATTTAACTAAACAAATTAATAGATGAGCTACGCAAAAAATTTATTTGAAGGCGTGCCAAAGAAGCACGCCAATATGAGCAGGTTTAACCTGTCTCATGAATGGAAACATGATTTTACATTGGGCAAGATTATCCCGGTTCTATGCGAACCGACTATGCCCGGAGATCACTTTGAGATCTCAAGTGAATTTATGTTTAGGTTTGAACCATTGTATTACCCAATTATGGCAATGGTCAATATGACTTGCAACTATTTTTGGGTACCGAATAGGATACTTTGGAGAGCCACTGATTTTTCCGCAGAGAGCGCCAATGGATGGGTGAACTTTATTACAATGACCACTGAATTAGATCCGCCAAGAGTTAGCCCGGATATGCAGACAGAGACAGATGGTTCCCTGAATGATACCATACTAGGATATATGGGTTTACCATATACTCGAAGAGCTGTAGGATGGGCAGATACGATTGAAGCGATCAATGCGCTTCCATTGTTTGGCTATTTAGCAATCATTGATGAGTATTACAGAAACCCGCAATTGGAGCCGGGCGTGTGGTTTAATCCGATTGAAGGAGATAATACATCGGAGATGGATACTGTATTGGGAGCAACCACAACGGGTAGATGGAGAGTATTTAGCAGCAAGTGGGAGAAGGATTATTTTACGAGTGCGATACCGCAACCTCAAACAGGTGATCCGATCAAGGTACCATTTGTTGTAACAGACAGACAAACCTCAGCAGGTGAAGAACCTATTTTCAGGAAAGCAAGTGACGGAACTCCAGCAGGTGCCGGAGCAATGTCAACTGATGCATCAGGAGAGCCACAGGTAGCAGGTAGCGGACAAGTTTACTACGATCCTCAATCATGGGCAGCAGATATCAAGCAACTTAGGTTAGCAGAAGCGCTACAGACCTTTAAGGAACGCTTGATGAAAATATCCAATAGATACCGGGATTATATCAAAGGAATGTTTGGCAGAGATCCTCAGCCGGGTCAGGTAGATGTACCAGTATGGTTCGGTTACTACTCCGGACGTGTGCAGATCAGCGATGTAACACAGACTGCCACAACTCAAATAACAGAGACACAATACAACACTGGAGACTTTGTTGGAAGAATGGATCTGTACGAGAAAGGCAAGAAGTTTAATGT